ACGCTTGTAGCAAATACAAGTTTAAATATTGCAGGTGATGGTGCAACAGTTACAGGCATTAAAGATGAAGATGACATGTCTTCTAATAGTGCTACCAAACTAGCTACACAACAATCTATTAAAGCATATGTAGACGCACAGCTAACTGCAGAAGATTTAGACTTTCAAGCAGACACTGGTGGCGCACTAGCTATTGACCTTGATAGTGAAACACTTACATTTACTGGTGGTACAGGTATTGATACTAGTGGCTCTGGTAATACTGTTACATTTGCTATTGATAGCACTGTTACAACCCTAACAGGCTCACAAACTCTCACCAACAAAACTCTTACTACACCTATTATTGCAGAGATTGATAACACGTCAGACATTACATTAGATGCTGGCGGTGATATTATTCTTGATGCAGATGGTGCAAATATTATATTTAAAGATGCTGGTACATCTATATTAGATATTGCAAACAACTCATCTGATGTAGAACTTACTGTAAGCACAGCAGATAAGAACTTTGCTATCAAAGGTACAGATGGTTCATCTGCTATTACTGCTCTTGACATCGACATGGCTTTAAATGGCAAAGCTACATTTAGCGGTGATGTTGTAGTTACAGGAGACCTTACTGTAACTGGTGATGATATTACTATGGGTACAAATACCTCTGGTCATATCATGGTAGCCGATGGCACAAACTTTAACCCAGTTGCTGTATCTGGTGACGTGACCATCAGTAGTGCTGGTGCAGTTACCATTGCCAATGGTGCTGTTGAAACTGCAATGCTTAATGCTAATGTGATTACAGGGCAAACTGAACTTGCAAGTTCTAGTGATGTAGATAAAACTAATGATGACGTGTTAATACATGATAACGATGCAGGAACATTAAAAAAAGTATCTGTATCAAATCTAGTATCAGCAGCAGGTGGTATTACAGAGGTCAGTGCAGATGGAACTCCCCAGCTTGGTGGTGACTTGGATGTTAACGGCAACGATATTGTGTCAACATCTAATGGTAACATTGACATCTTACCAAATGGTTCTGGTGTAGTAAACCTTGATGGTAATGGTTCTTCAGGTGGTGTATCCATATCAGATGGTCTGATTGATATACGCACAGGCACAGGTGCAGTATCTAAAGTAAAGTTTTATTGCGAGTCATCTAACGCACACGCACAAACACTACAAGCACAGCCACACTCTGCAAGTAGTAGTGCAGTATTAACATTACCTGTAGCAACAGGCACACTTATTGGTACGGGTGATAGCGGCACAGTATCTAATGGTATGTTAGCTGGTAGCATTGCTGACAGCAAACTTAGCACCATTTCTACAGCAGGTAAAGTTGACCTTGGCGCACTTGAGATTGATGGTGGCACAGACATTGGTGCAGACCTTGTAGATGCTGACTTGCTTATTGTTGATGATGGTGCAAACGGCACAGAGCGTAAGTCAGAGTTTACACGTGTAAAGAAATACATTTACTCTGCAATGTCAGGTGATGCAACCGCAAGTGACTCAGGTGCATTGACAATTGCAAATGGTGCAGTAGAAAATGCAATGTTAGCAGGTTCTATTGCTGATAGTAAATTAAATACAATATCAACTGCAGGTAAGGTTGATTTGGCTGCATTAGAAATAGATGGTGGCACTGATATTGGCGCAGACTTAACATCTTCTGATTTAATTATTGTAGATGATGGTGCAGGTGGTACTAATAGAAAAGCTGCATTATCACGTTTAACAACATTTATGACAGCACAGGGTTTCTCAAGTGATGACCCAACTGCATTAGCCATAGCCCTTGGCTAACGTAAACTAGGGCTTGATAAAAACCACATAGTGTGGTATAATTAACACAACCTTTTAATAGGAGTATATCATGGCAGACGATGCCTCAGTAACCGTACAGGCAACGGTATTGCCTGATGAAATTGCCAAAACTATTTCTGGCACTATGACTATATCACCTGCTGATGCAAATGATAAATGGTACTATAAGTTAACTAGTGTTTCTAATTCAAGCACAGACTTAATGGCTGGTAACTTTATTGACTACACAGCAGTGGATGATGATACAGCCCCCACTGCCATTGCAACTGGTGATAAAGTTAACTTTCTGTTTATTAAAAACACAGATTCAAGCAATGATGTATACATTGTGCTTGATGCTGGAACAGCTTCGACAAGCGCAACAGATGGAATTAAAATTGCAGCAGGTCATAGTTTCTATGCTAATTTGCCAAATACCACTGTTGCTGATATCCATGCGATATCTTCTACAGGTACAGTAACTTGCATTGTAGCAGCATTGTTAGATGATGTAAGTGAATAAGGAGTAGGTCATGGCTAATACCTTTAAAGTAAAGACGTTTGATGGGTCAAGCACTGCAGCTAATGCAGCGATGAATGTGTACACTGCAGATACTACTAATCTTACTGCTACTGTTGTTATTGGCCTAACTATTGCAAACACGAGCAGCAGCCAGATACTTGTAGATATTAAACTGGCTGCTGGTTCTACCGTGTTTTTAGCAAAGGATATTCCTATTCCTGCCTCATCTTCATTTGAATATATGGCAGGTAATAAGATTATTATGGAAGCTAATCACACCCTATCTGTTATTTCAGATACAGCAAATAGTGCTGATACAACTCTAAGCATCATGGAGATTACTAGCTAATGCCTTATATTGGTAATATACCTACATCTCGATTTGCAGCTATAGACTATCAAGACTTAACAGGTGTAACAGGTAGCCCTGCTAAAAGAGGGTTTACTTTAAATAATGTAGTTGGTAGTGCAAATGAACTTGAAGTGTTTGTCAACAACGTGCGGCAAGAGCCAAGTGTTGCATATACTGTGTCTGGCACTACACTTACTATGACAGGTGATGTAGAAACTACAGATGATTTTTATGTAGTGTTTCAAGGTAAGTCTTTAGGCACTGCAACTCATCCTGCTAATAATGCGTTAGAGGCTACGAGTGGTACGTTTACTGGTGCGCTTACAGCTACTGCAGGAGCATCTACTAACGCACTTAGCTTACAGTCTAGTAATTTTAAAATGACTGACTTAACTACCAATGCTTTTTATAGAGCAGGTACGTTTACACCATTTTATGGTGGTAGCGGAGCAAGCACTGCTTACACTGTAGATATTTTTACATCTTCTTCATATACACACAGAGTTGGAAATTATGTACGTATAGGTGATTTAGTTCATGCTAGTGCTAGTATAAAATTAGATTATTCAGCCGCTGGATATCAAAACAGTGGGTCTTCTAGTGATAATATCTCTATAGCAGGGTTTCCGTTTAAACCAAAAAATGTTTCTAATTATTTTCCTACAACAAGCAGTGTATATTTTGTGTTTGATAATTCGCAAGGTTGGTCTAGTTATAACCTTGTAGGTGTAAGCCCGGTGATTAACGTAGATTATGTAACTTTACTGTATGCAGGTGCTGGTGGAACTACTGGTTATATTACTGCTACAAACATATTTGACCAAACTGGTGACCAAGCCCAAAGTTTAGATTCTGAAATTATTCTTCAGTGGACATATGAAACGGACGAGGCGTAAATGAGTATAGAAGATAATCAAAGAGCAAATCGTGATAGGCTTTTATATGCCACTGATTGGTGGGGGGCATCCGACAATACTATGACTCAAGCACAAAAAGATTATAGGCAAGCCCTTCGTGATATTACAAAACATTCTAACTGGCCTAACTTATTAACTAGTGATTGGCCTTCAAAACCAGAATAGGAATAAATAATGGCATTATCACTAATTAAACCTAGTAGTTTTGCCACAGGCACTTCTGTCTTGGAAAAACTTGCCATGCTTTGTGATGGTGAAAATTACACTGTTTCTAGCGGAACCTACACCCCTACAAATGTGACAGCGGCACAAGCATTAACAACTAACTATGCTACAGTAACTGGTTCTGAACTTTCATATACTCCTCCATCAGGAGCAGCTTGCGTAGTATATGATTTCACCTTGCAGTTTACTTTCTATGATTCTCAAGGTATTGGTCATTTTAAGTTTTTTATTGATTCAGATGAAGTAACAAATCAAAGACTTAGTTTAAGTGGGCAATATCCAGAATTGGTAACAACTTTAAGGTATGTAATACCCATTGGCGGTTCAGCAAGCACTACAACTGGCAGGCAAGCTACGTGGACATCAGCAAAAACTCTTAAAATTCAAGCCACGGAAAATAGTTCATCAAATGAGGCGTTTCTTCATTCTACTACATATTGGGATGGCGGTAGTAGCACGGACCAATTTCATCAGCCTAATTTAACTATTACGGCTCTAGGTTAGGAGTAAAATATGAGTAGAGCAAGAGACTTTGCAGATGTAATTAGCGGTGGTTTTGATTTACCTGCTGGAGCGTTAGATAATTCAATTGATGGTTTTACTTTTGTAACTCCAGTGGCTACGAATGGTACAACTGCTGCAACATTTACTGGAATACCTAGTGGTGTAGATATTATCAAATACACTATTTACAGGGCAAAACCTAGTGGAGTTGCTGGCTTGTTAATTAGGATTGGCGACAGTGGTGGACTTGAAGATTCTAATTATTCAAGAGGTGAAAGTTACTCTGGTGGTAGCAGCGGCACAGTTACTTCCCAAGAAGATACGTCAGCTTCATCTTGGGCTTTGGCAGCGTTTAATTCAGATACAAATATTATCACACATCATGGCGAAATTTTAAGGACGCATGGCAACAAGTTTGTGTTAACTGCACACGCTCATTATCATAATGCTCCCAAATACACATTGTATTATACTGGTTTTAAAGAACTTTCTGCTGAACTTACACAAATAAGTTTTTTCTGGGGAGGTTCAATTACCTTCAATGACGCAAATGGTTATGCACGAATAGCTTATCAGTAGGAGATTAAAAATGGTTGATAGCGCAGCACCTAATGCAAAAGCAGCGGCTCAAGACGTTTTACTATCAACAGATTGGACACAGTTACCAAACAGCGGTTTAACTAGTGATTGTGTTACTAAATTTGCAACGTATAGGAGTGCAGTGCGTGTAATCAGACAAGACAATAATTCAATAGAAAAACAAACTTCTGATTACACTTGGCCTACTGTGCCTACAGAGGAGTGGTCGTAAATGCCCTACATAGGTAAATCCCCACAGTTTGGAGTTCGCTCTAGATTTTACTTTACACAATCTAGTGCTGGTGGAACTTCTGTTTCTGGGTCTGATGATAATTCAAAAACACTAAAGTTTTCTGATGGTGAGTTTGTTGATGTTATGCTAAACGGTATAACACTTGTTGCTGGTACAGACTATAATACAACTACCGCTAATACTATTGCAGGATTATCTGCTTTAGCAAATGGAGATGTTGTTGAGGTTGTAGTGTATGATGTCTTTAGTGTGTCTGATACAGTTAGTGCAAAAAATGGGGGTACGTTTGCAGGTAATGTTAATCTTAGTGGAACCACTACTATTAGTGGTTTAACTTATCCTACTTCGGACGGTTCGTCAGGACAGTTTATAAAAACAAACGGGTCTGGAACTTTATCTTTTGATGATGCTTCTGTTTTACAAAATGTATCTTCAAACACACACAAAACAGGTATATTTGATTTTACTGATGGCATTATACTTGGTGGTACAACAACTGCAGATAGTATTACGAGTTCAGGTGTAGACAATACAATTATAGGACATAACGCAGCAACAGATATTACAGATGGTGCTGAAAATGTAATCATAGGGAATGACAGTGCTGGTGGTCTTACCACAGGCAGTGATAATGTGGCAATTGGTTTCAACACAAACTTTTCAGATGCAACCGCTATAAGGCAAGTTGTCATAGGTTCTGAAGCAGAAGCTGGCGGTGATTACTCTGTATCTATAGGGTATGAAGCTAAAAAAAGTTCGAGTAGCAACTCAGGTTATGGTGTTACAATAGGATATCAAGCAGGGGTTAACACTTCAAGTAATTTTAACGTCATTATAGGCCCACAGGCAGTAGGGGATAGTGTATCTACTACTGCACAGAGATGTACAGTAGTAGGGCAATACTCCGGTCAAGACCTTGAAAGTGGTAATTATAATTCAATTTTTGGTGCTGTGGCTGGAACAAAGGTTACTACAGGGGCATCTAATACTTTTGTAGGTTATTCTTCTAATAGAAATCATACTACAGGAGATAACTGTACATACGTTGGAGCCAGTGCTGGATATGCTGGAACTAGTAACGTGACAGGAGATAACAATACCTTTTTAGGATATAGTGCAGCAGGAACAAGCACCTCTATGTCTAACAGCATTGTGTTAGGAGATTCTAACATTACAAGTCTTACATGTAATGACACAAGTATCTCATCGTTATCTGACCAAAGAGATAAAACAAATATTGAAGATTTATCATTAGGTCTTGATTTTGTGAACGATATGCAACCTCGTCAATGGACATGGGCTAGACGAAATGGAACTATGGGTTCAACTAAACAAATTGGTTTTATTGCACAAGAATTATATGATGTTGAATTAAACCACTCTTCTGTAGATAGAGTGAGGGCTGTAAATTGGGATGACCCGTCAGCTTTAAAAGTTGCACCGCAACGCACTTACCCTATTTTAGTAAAGGCGGTACAAGAACTGTCAGCTAAAGTAACGGCTCTTGAAGCCAGAATTGCAAAATTAGAAGGAAGTTAAAAATGGCAATTAGTGATTTTGAAAGAGATTGGCTTGCTCTTACTCATGCTGTAGACCAGATAGATGGTATCATAGGTGGCAGTAAGTTGACAACAGCTAATCAAGATGACAAAAAAAGCGCAGTGATAGGCATAGTTCAAATGCTTGAATTTGAAATTGCAGATGATAAATGGACTAAAGGTGGTAAAGATACTGCTCCCCTATCAGCAGGCGTAACCAGAGGTCGTACTTATTGGTCAGCTTAAAAAGATAAAGGATGCAGATTAAATGATGCAGTTCAAGGCATTTAAGCCACAAGCACTTAATAAGATTGCAGGGGCTATGGGATATCAGGGTGATATGTCACAGTTCCAAAAGTTTATTGAGGAAGACCCACAACGTAAAGCGCAGATGGATAGGTATACCAATGCTGCACGTATGATGGCACGTGGTGGTGTGGTTAGAATGCAAACTGGTGGCGACATTACAACTGGTCCTGCACCTGTGGTAGGAATTGACCCGGTGGTAGACCCACCAATGCCTATTGTAACAGACCCACCTCCTGCTACTCCACCAAACATAGGAGACTTTACAACTGGTCAAGTTTTTAATCCTGCATTACCAGAGGGTGGAAAAGTAGACGCTGTTAAAATGGCGGATACAGTAGACCCAAAAACAGAAGTAGCAGAGGGTACAGGAAAAATAGAAGCACCTGCTGCTGTTGATACACAATTAGCAGGAACAGCTACAGCACAACAACCTGAAGAAATGCAGGCTAATTTAGTAGATACTGAAACTTCTTCTGAAAAAGTAAATACGGCACTAGATGCTGTTGAAGCTGCAAAGGTAGACCCTGATGACCCACGTTCTAAAGTAACAGCAGCACAACAAACAAAGTCATCTGTAGGTAATTTAGAAGCAGCACAAGGTAATGCCATATTAATGGAAAACCCTGTGCAAAGAGAAATACAGTCTGGAGAATTAATAACAGGTGCTGCAGATGCTGCAAAAGCAGCTAAATTTACAGAGCAGATAGAGGCAGCAACAGCAACGCCAACAAAGCAAGCCACAGTAAAAGGTCAACTAGATGAGTTGATGCAGGATTTTGCTGGTGGGCAAACACCCTCTTGGGCAGCAGGTGCAATGAGAAATGCCAATGCAGCTATGGCTGCTCGTGGGCTAGGCGCATCTTCAATAGCAGGACAGGCTATTATTCAAGCAGCTATGGAAAGTGCATTACCCATAGCACAAGCAGATGCACAAACTGTTGCAAACTTTGAATCTCAAAATTTATCTAACCGTCAACAACGTGCCATGCTTGCTGCAGAGCAACGGGCTAAATTTATGGGCATGGAGTTTGACCAACAGTTTCAAGCAAGGGTACAAAATGCTGCTAAAGTTAGCGATGTTGCAAATCAAAATTTTACAGCAGAACAAAATATTGCTTTAGAAAATTCACGTGTTGCCAACACTGTTAATTTAGAAAATCTGTCTAACAATCAAGCGTTAGTCATGGCAGAAGCAGCAGCATTATCTAACTTAGATATTTCTAATTTAAATAATAGGCAACAAGCCGCAGTTCAAAATGCTCAATCTTTTATGGAAAGAGATTTAGCAAATTTATCTAACGAACAACAAACAGAATTATTTAAAGGTCAACAAAGAATACAGTCAATATTTAATGACCAAGCCGCAGAAAATGCAGCAAGACAATTTAATGCATCTTCTCAAAATCAAACAGACCAATTTTTTGCTAACCTAAAAAGCACTGTAGACCAATTTAATACTGCACAAGTGAATGCTACAGAGCAATTTAACGCTGGTCAAACTAATACAATAGAAAGATTTAATGCTGAGTTAAATGCACAAACAGACCAGTTTAATGCTTCCAATCAACTTGTAATTGCACAAAGTAATGCAACGTGGCGTAGAGAAATTTCTACAGCAGATACTGCTGCTGTTAATAGAGCAAACGAATTAAATGCGACTTCTATCTTAGATATGTCAAAGCAAGCATATGACAATTTGTGGCAGCACTATGCGGATACGATGGAGTGGGCATGGACATCTGCTGAAAAAGAATTAGATAGAATGAATGACTTGGCTCTTGCTGAAATTAGTGCTAAAGTACAAACAGATGTTGCAGCAGCACAAAAGAAAAGTGCTGCAGGTAAAGCTATTGGTAATTTAATTGGCAGTATAGGTTCAGCTTATATATCATCAGTATTTGGATAGGATAAAAAATGTCTATAAGAAATTTGAATCCAGCTAAAGGTGTGTATAATACTTATTTAAATGCACCTCAAGAAGAAAACACAAAGCCACTGGACACAAGCGGTGGATTAATGAGGTCTGTTCAAAAATCTATACAGTCTACAGAAAAAAATTTATCGCCCAAGCAAAGGGCTATAGGACTTTTTAAAGCTTTGCATGAAGCAAGGATGAGGCATAAAGATGGCAGAACAGCTTAACAAACCAGATGGACCATTATTTGATGCACCTATCCCGGGTATGTCACTTACACATGAGTTAGGTGCTAGACCTTGGCAAAGTCCTGCAAGGTTTACAACTGTCGATGATACGGTTAATTACTACATACAGAAATTAAATGATGATTCTGTAGCAGAACAATTATTAACTATTTTAGAAGCTGGTGAATTTTCAGTAGCTGACCTTGCACACGTAATACAATTAAATGGTATCATGGAAGGTTTGCATAGCATTGATGTTGGCATTCTTGTAACTCCCATTATAATGGAGTTTATAATGTTTATCGCTGACGCAGACGGAATAGAGTACGACACAGGTTTAGAAGATAAAAACCCAGCACTAAGTAATGCTGCAGTTAATCGTGCGCTTACACGGTTTAGAAAAGAAGCAGCAAAAAGCAAAGATACTGATGAAGATATTGTTGAAGAACAATCTGAAGCACCAGAAGAAGAGCCTTTAAAAGGTTTGATGTCTAGGAGAAACTAATGGGATTTTTTGATAATATTTCATTTTCAGATGTTGGTATTGGTATTGCAGAAAGTCTTTCTGCTGGCATTGACCAATCTGTAGCACGATATCAAAAAAATAAAGACCGTTTACGTGACATTGAATATACAACACGAAAGTCTAGTCGGGAAACATTTGACAAAGAAGTTGCCGCAAATTCAAAACTTATAAAAGAAGCTGCTGCAGTGTTTGGCAAAGATGGAGAAGATGCTGTCTTTTCACTAATAAAAAGTGAGGGTAGTTTACAAGCTGCATATGAGGCAGCTATGCAGTTAAAAAAGATGCAACAAGACCAAGGCATTAATCCAACTGAGTATGTAGGGTTAGCTGCAGGTTCACCAACGGGTGTTACTGTAAAGCAACTTGCACGATACACAGCTACACCTTTAAAAGTAAGACCCGGACCAAAAGCGGAAGATATTTCTACAGGGTTTATGTCATTTATACCCGGTGCTGGAACACGTGCTGCAGAAAGTATTGAAACAGGTGTACGTGCAGACATGGCTGCTGCTGGTTTTGAAGAGGTTGGTAGCAGAGAAGAGTTTCTTGCTAATTTACCAGAAGCTAGAGCAAACAAATTAAAGCCATATATGTTGGGTAGATTACCTGACCCACAGCAAGAGATGAATAGACTAATAGGTATACAATCTAATCTATTTTCTCAAGGTAAAAAAGAAGAAGCAGACTCCATTAAACGTGAAGTTAGTCGTCTTGCTGGCGTAGTAACAATGACAGAGAAAGATAATTATACTCCTAATTTGTCTATTGCAACAAAGGGTAATATAAAACAACTTATATCTGCTAAATATGGTCTTGGTGGTGAGTATGGTCCAAATGGTAATTTTTTTAATCCAAACCAAGACCAAGCCATTGTTGATGAACTAACCAAAATAGGCAATTATGCTGAAGGATTTATTGATGATGCTGTTGCAGACGGTATGGGATACGGTTTTGCTACTCGTAAAGTAGATGAATTTATTAGACAAAATAAAAATTTTGTATATGTGCCTAACCCTGATGGATTTGGACCGGGTGAGTTTAAAGAAGCAGAAGGTGCGTTGTTTAATGTAGGTCTTCTAGGAGAGTCACCAGAAGAGCGAGGGTTAGTTGAAAGAAGCACTACAGAAGATGCAGAGGTAGGTGACCCTGCAACAGCAGGTAGTACAAATCAAAATGAGCAAGATGAACAAATAGACAGATATCGTAATATGCCTGACAAGAATAGCACTGAGGCAAAAGCACTTAGAGCAAAAATACTTAGGTCACAAGGTGGTGCTGAAAAATTAGCTGAATTAGGACTATAAAATGTCTAATGCACTGTATCACACCTATAAACCTGAGTTTCTTAACCGGAATACGTTAATAGAAGATGAAGATTTTATTAATGATGCTTCTACTTTTCTCATAGAAAGAGAAGGGAAAGACGCAGAAGAACTTGACACAAAAGAAAAAGTCTATGATGCTTACATGGAGCATTTTAGATTTCAAAATGTAAATGAAGTAACTGCTCTGCGTGACATGACATATGCACAAGAGGCAGACAATGAACAACGTGCAAGATTTGGTAGACTGATGGATACCTATGACCGCATGGATAGTGACTTAGGATTAAAAGCTGCTGGCGATTACTTAGAGGGTGTCTTTACTGCTCCTTCTACGTATGCTGGCATTTTTTCTTTTGGGGCGGGTAAAGCAGGTGCTTTGGCTGCTAATCAAGGTATAAAGTTAGGCATACGTCAAGCAATTAAAGGTGCGGGTATAGCTGCTTCTGTTGATGCTGCTGCTGCTGCTGGCACTGTAGCTGCACAAGAAGAGACTCGTGTAGAAACAGGCATAAAAGAAGAAATAGATTTAACACAGGTAGGTGCTGCTGCTGCGCTTGGTTTTGTTGCATCTGGTGCTATTGGTGCGGGTTCTAATTTATTAAAGTATAATTCAAGTAAAGCCGCACAAGAAATTGTAAATACCACTACTAAAAGAGAATCAGAAATAATTGAGCAAGCAAATAAAACTTCTCAAGAGGTATTTAAAAGTCAAAAAACTGGTGGCCTAGCAAAAGAATTAGAAAAAAAGTTATCCTTGTCAGAAACAATACCTGAAGAATTACAAAGGGGTGCTGCTATAAAAGAGGGCATGACAGATGAGCAGTTTCGTTTACGTGGTGAGATTAACGATAAATTAATTCAAAACATTGCTGCTGCTGCAGCTAGAGTTCATGACAGAATACCACCTCTTGATGTAAAAGGAACGGAGCGTGTAACATCCCGTATTGCTAGAGGTATTCGTGAAGGTATAATACCAGAGGATGAACTGCAAAGTATACTAAAACAACATCACGTTTCTATTGACCAACTTGGTGCTATAGGAATTGATGATATAGGTGCTGTGGTTGCAGAAAAATTATCTGAAGCTGGTCGTTTACTAGGGTCAGTTGGAAAACCTTTAAATCGTTCTCAATCAAGAAAGCAAATAAAAGCTGCTATGAATTTGCTTGACGATGAACTAATGTCTATGGGTAATTTTTCTAACAAGGCACGTTTGAAAGCCTTAAAAGATGTAGAGGAAAAAACAGGGTTAAAATTACAGGGTAAGGCAACTGTAATGCAACACCTTACTAAAGGACGTGTTGGTTTAATGACTGTGCAACTTGCTACCACAGTTAGAAACACTTCAAATGGTTTCATGCGTAACTTTGTGTATGCTTTAGATAATGCAGGTGCTGGTTTGTATAACAAATATATTGGCGGCTCAACAGCAGCAGCACGTAAAAGATTAGAAAAAGGTGGTAAGCTAGATATTACAGAGGCAGATATTATAGAAGAAGCACAACGTGCAGTTAGAGCAGGTAATGCACAATTAAGAACTGCTGGTCAGTCTGCTAGATTAAAAGATTTAGTATTCGGTATAGGTAGCACAGAAACAGTAGCCTTAGAAAGGTTGTTTAAAGATGACCTGTTAGGAAATAATCCTATGGCACAACAACTATTTAGAGACATGGCAGATGTTGGAGAGCAAACAGGTACAGAAAGAGGGTTAATAGGTATTGCTCGTAAGTTAAATGTATTAAATACCATGTCAGATAATATGTTTAAACGTGCTATATTTTCTCGTGAATTAGACCAAGCTATTCGTAGACAAAACCCAGAACGAAATCTTATGAGTGTGTTAAAAGAGGGTCAGTTTGATAGTATTCCAAGTGAAACTATAGCGGATGCAATGGAGAAAGCATTAGACTTTACTTATCAAACAGGTAAATTTCGGGGTAAAGAGGGGGGTTTTAACACTTTTGCAGATGGCTTTATTAAATTTGGTCAAAGCACGGCAGGTTCTACTGTAGTTCCATTTCCTCGTTACATGATAAATCAGTTTCGTTTTATGTATGAACACATGCCTGTGATTGGTTCATTTGACCTTGGCGGCATACTAAATAAATCTGATTATGCAGACCGTGCAGGTAAACAACTTACTGGCCTTACAATGTTAGGCACGTTTTTTGCTATTCGTTCTCAGTTTGGAGATGAGACTACAGGTCCATATGAATATAAAGACCCTACCAGCAATGAATTGTTTGATATGAAAGCAACATTAGGACCATTTACTGCTTATGCAATGATAGCAGATTTCTTATACCGTAAAAATTTTGAATATCCCGGAATCGGTAAATTACATGACAATGACAAAATTGCTAGTACATTACCATACAGTGTTCGTGAGTTTTATTCCGCTATTACAGGTGGACAAGGACGTGCTGGCACACAACTTGATTTAATTGATGGCACAGCAGATGTGATTATTAACGGTTTTCAAGAAGGAAAAAGAGGGGAAATTTTAGAAGAAAGTGCAGCAAGATTTCTTGGTAACTATTTAAACTCATTTACAGTAGGCGCAGGTGTGCTAAAAGATTTAGCCGCTACTGTAGACCCTGACTTCCGTAAAGTTCCTGACAACACTGATGTTGAGTTATTACCTTATATGCTAAAACAAGCCACACGTTCTTTTCCACAGACAGTTGACCCCGGTGCAGATGGTTTCTTTGGTATGACAGGTATTGGCCCACAGCGTGATGCAATAGCACAAAGTCCAACACGTTCTGGTGGTATGCGATATATTAATCCGTTTGTTAAACAGCTTACTGGTTTAACTTATAAGCCACAAAAAACATTTGTAGAACGTGAAGTTTCCAGATTAGGTTTTGATTACTATGAACTTGCTCCACGTAATATACAACTAGGTAAACCCTTGTCTAATGAAGCTAAAGGATTGATGGGTAAATATATGGAAAGACAAATTGCTAGTTATATATCAGGAAAAAAATACAAGTCTTATCCAACAGATAAATTGAAAAAACAAAATTTAAAAGAACAAATAGATATTTTTAGAGCAAAAGCACGTAAACTTGTTCTTGACCCAGACCGCATGGACAGTGGAATGACGGATAGAGAAAGACAACGTAGATTTAAAACTATATATTACAATACAGTTAGTTCTTCTGATAGGCTACGTATAGAAGAGGTGTATAAAATAGAAAACAACGGCAGAACAATACAAGATGATGGTGCATTTGAATATGCTTTATCTCAAGCAGAGCAAAAGAAAAGACGAAAGAAAAGGTTTAAATAAACAAGGGGGCAATTAAGCCCCCTCTTTTATTGTATAATGTATTATTATACCTACATAATACATATAATAACAGATTAGTGATAAAATAAATAGCTTACCTATTGTCTCCATCACCTCCAAGTGTACCTCTTTTACTTCGTCCTGATAGCTTAGAATAATTTTCAGAAGCAATATCAGAAAGATTAATACCCAAGTCATTTGCCAGATTAGCACAGTACCATAAAACATCACCAATCTCCGCTGCTATTTCAAGTTTTTTTACTTCAAATGATTCTTTGTCAGCACCATCCCTAATAAACTTTTTTACCTTGTTAGCAACCTCACCTGCTTCACCAGCCAAACCAAGCGCAGGATAAAGTATCCTGTGCGTGGCGGGATAGATGGCAAACTCAATTGACTTACGTTGATATTCATTCATCTCCATGTCTTTGTATTTCTCTTTTATCCACTGTTTAGCTTGCTGCTCTAAATCCATCAAACAACTCCATGAGTTTTGATTGAGAAATCTTGAACCATTCGTTGCTCCGTTCTTCTGCTTTTTCTTCAAACAGTCTATGCATTTTACGCTCTGCATCGTGCCTGTTCTTTGTACCTACTTTAGTTATAATAAAGTAATCACGGAAGGGAGAGGATGTTTGGTAGCCGTTTAGTCTGTCTTCAGCATCAACAGCTTTACCTATCTTTATCCATTCAGGCCACGCTTTATTTCCTATAGCGTAAACCTCACCCTCATTAACAGACTCAATCTTGTTATGTGACCAAGCATCATCAAGAGACCTATATCTACCGGGCTTGTGTAAGGGGTGTGACGATGGAATGTATTTTCCATTAACAAACATCCTATTTTTATTTTTTGCTGCATGTGTAGACACACGTTGACGATAGCCACTAGGACTATAGTACCAAGAATCCCCATCTTCTTTTACTGGTGTTTTCTTTGTGTAGTTTTCTAACTCTATCTTTGTATTACTGAACATGTTAAACATCATCTCCTTCCTCTTAAACTTCAACTTCATAGATATCAAAATATGTATCCAATACTTCTAGTCTATCTTCATGCATAGCCATCTTATCTAACTCTGCTTGCATAGCTTCCATAATATCAGAATGTTCGCCTATACCCGATGGATTTTTTAAATACACCTTTATATTTGCCTTGTGTAAATTTATGTTAGCCTTTGCATGTTCACGTAAAACATCTATCATTTCTTGTTTCATGTCTTCTCCTTTCTAAATCTGTGTTTAAAAAACACTACTAAGTTAAGCAGGGTGTTTGTTGTAATCATTACAAGTAACCACCATTGCCACCATAACAAATCTAATCCACTACATTCTATCATTATGCAGCGGTTAAGTCAACTACTTCACAAACTCCTGCAGTACATGCCAACTCACGACCACCTGACGTAGTGTCTTCCTTTTCAAACTCTGAAAGCAAAGTCCAATCAATAGCTTTTGGCATCATTGCTTTTGCTTCCTTATACTTGTCAGCATCAATCTGTTGATAGGGGGCTTGTGCATATGTGCCACCATCATAGGGCAAGAAGCTGACACCTGAGACTTCATCAAAGTTATCATACACCCATGCACCCACTTCCATCCATTCGTTAGGCTTGACATTAATTGTCACGGATGGTTTATGTTCACACCAGTAACGCTGGTACATAAGCCACAACTCAAGCTGTTCAATTGCTGTCATATCATCCCGTGTAATAGCATTAAGTGGTGCGCTAACAGGAAAACTAAACACGGTTGTGCTTTCTGGCTTTCCTACATCTGGTTCGTTGGGAATACCTTGAGCCTTCATAAACTCTGTAAGTGGGTCTTTGTTATCACCACGCACAGTTCTTATATAATACTGGCTATGCCTTGAGTGAATACCACTTGCGCTATCTACAAGCTGTGACACAGTGCCTGATGGCTTTACACAAGTAATTGCAGCAGACACAGGAATATTTAATTGCTTTGCCATAGATTTGTTTGTTTCAACCGCTGTATCACGCAGATTTTCAAGCATCTGACCAATGTTCTTGCCTAACTTAGCTGACTTTCCTGATGTCAGTTCATTATCCATGATACCTGTCAGAGACACGCCAAGCAATCTTTCTTCCTCTGTATTCTTTTTCCATACAGAACGAAGGTACTTGAAGTTAGTTAGTGTTGATTGGAATGTACCCAAGATAGTTGCTAATCGCACTTTTTCTTTAAGCGTTTCTGTTGAATCACCCGCACGTACTACAACTTCAGAGAGATTGCAGAACTGATTGGGGCGTAGGATAATCTCAGAACAAGGGTTAGTACCAAAGTCCTGTTCAGCATCCCTGCGTCCATTCTTTGCCGCCTGTGTCTTTGCTGACTGACGATTAAAGATGCCACGCTCACCAGAATGTGATTCGTACAACGCAAGCCATTCACGCATAAATGTACCCATCTCTGGCTTCTCTTTATACGCTACAGAGTTATTAGCCAAAGCCCGTTGACCATCCCGTTTAATGTTTTTTTCTGGTTCATCCCACCATACACCAGATTTAGCGTGGCGCATTTGGTCATCATTAAGATTGGATAGGCTAATAAGTGCGCTACGTCTGACTCCACCTACAACTACAACTTCACCAATCTTACACATAATGTCGTGACATTCAATAGGATATAACCTACGTCCTGTCGCACCTTTAAACTTGTTGATAATAAAGTGAAACAAGTCTTCAAGAGGGGCTGGACCACTGGCTCTACCACCAAATGTCTTGAGCCTTGCACCTGCGGGGCGTACTTCTGATACATCCCACTTAGGAATCTGACCAGCGTACAGCATAGCAATAAGTTCCCGTAGTGACTTGGCCCAGCCCGGACGTGAATCGCCAACCTTAATGATAGTATCTGTGTGATGCATATCTTCGTTGACGATTGGTAGCTTCTCAATGTTATGACGTTCAACAGAGAAGCCTACACCTGTGCCACACATGAGTATGTACATTGCTTCATCAAACGCACGTGGGCTATCCACAGGCACGTATGAACAATTGTATCCACCCACATGACAACGGTCAAGGGCAGGACCAGATGTCATTAAGGCTCTCATGCTTGGCATAATATGCTGGTCAAGAACGGCAGTTTCTAATTCTGCACGTAACTCATCAGCAAGGGTGTACTTGTGTTTCTTCTTTAGATGAACAGTCATGTAATCAAAATAACGTGACACTGTTTCAGGCCATGTCTCACGTCTTTGCTCATCCTCTTTCCATCTAGCGTAACGAGACAGAGCGATAAAGTTCTGATAGTCTGTAGGTAAATAGTTGCTTATCATTTTTTACTCCTGCATTGTTTTTATATTACGAATTTTTATTCCTTCTACATCATAAAGATATTCCTGTATACTTTCTTCTAGTTCCTCTGCAACATTTTCATCAGCAGGTACAGGATATTCTTCAGGGTCAACATCTACTGTAAGAAATATCTTAACTCTTATCATTGTCTATGCTTCCTAAAAGTTTGTCAAGATACCACGCTGCTTTACGCAAGTCTTGATTTTTACCCTTGTAGTTTTCTCTCCATGTGTATTTTAGATTGTTACCTTTGCAGTAACCTCTAAACTCTACAGGTGTAAGAGCCGCTTGAATAGCATCAATACACTCGATAGAGCCGCCATTATAATGTGGTGGGTCATTTACCATATCTACGTTATTAGCTTCAATCTTTTCCATAATGTTTTTATAACTAGTCACTACGCATTTCCTTTCGTTTTTGAGTCAAAGTTTATTCTAACTACATTACCTTCCTCTTTAGTAATAGTAGGTTTATTTTCTAACTCAACATCATAGTGTCTGTCAACCCTTTCTTCTACAAATTTATGAACTAGATTACGAAAGTCATCATGCATTTCCATAACGGGTATGGTTGAAGCTATCATTTTACAAAAGTGCATAACTTGAAAGTAATCTTCATCAGATAATGTATTGTCAGGTTGACTTATTATTGAAACATCAATCTCACCGTTCCAAGAACCATCGTTATCTATAGTGGGCCTTATCCGTAACATAAAATCTTCTCTGTCTATACTCTCTTGTTTCATAACTAACTCCTTCTCACTTTACCACCAGTAAACTTTATAAACTTAGGATGTTTATTTTTTCCTTTTTCTTTTAGCCATTCTTCAGGTATAATACGGTCATAATATCTGAAACCGTATCTTATACACCACTCAGCATAGCTAGACTTTGCACCCTTTCTTAACTTACGTCTACTATTTTCAAATACAAATCTTATATCAAGACTAGGGTGTTGCTTTTTGATAGCAAGATGTTTGCGTCTATCTGCTGCTGTAAACATTCCCTTTGTTTCAATTATTAGTCCATTGAAAAGAATAAAGTCAGGTGTATAGGTACGGTAGGCTAAGTCTTCCCATTCTATCTTAATAGATTCATAACCAAAGTCAATCCTTAGTTCTTTTAAATAATCAGATAGTTTAACTTCTAAGCCTGACCTGTACCCATACTTACGTGCAGCCCTAAACTTTTTAAAGTCAGGTGGCATTACCGTAGGTTTCTCCATGTAAGACCACTGTAACCCATAGCTTTCATCTCTTCACGTATCATAGCATCTGCTTCGTTACGTGCTTCAATTGCTGCTCTTAGACCAGCAGTGCGCTTCTCACGATACTCTTTACGTAGTTCTACGAGATGTGCCTCTGCTTCTTTAATCTGGTCTAACAATTCTTGTAATTCATCCTGCATCTTTATACTCCTCTGTTAGTTCAACATAGTCTACTAGTTTTGGCGTTATTGCTTTTGACAATACCGCTGGACGCTGTACCAAATTAGGCCAGCAATCTTTGCGATAAGAGCAGAACGAACAAGTCTTACACAAAACTTTATTGCCTGTAAATTTACCCCGGAATGTTTCATCCTCTGCTTCAAAGCAACGCTCAAACTTGTTTGCGTCTAGTGTTTTTACAGTCTGTTCTACTTTATCTATCTCTTTATCAATATCAATACCACTTGCTGGTACATATTTAAATTGACCATTGGCTTTGTTTACAACCCACCAACCGCCAGCTTTTTTATCAGATGCTTTTGCATAACCTGCTAGTTGTGCAACATATCCAAACGCATCGTTGCTTGCCAGAGTGTTGAAGGACTCAAACTTATTTCCGTATGACCAGTTTGAAGCTGATTTAATATCATCAACTGCATCCCGAATGACAATATCATATGTGCCAGACACGTTAGTATTACTGAGATTAAGAGTAACTTTTTTACTGTCTTCATATTTTACTCCCGCTTCTTTCAGTAATCCTTTGAAGACAGCCTCAACGATGTCTCCAATCATCATGTTCATTACAAATGTTGTAGGCTTTGGTAAAGCCACCTCTGGTTTATTCTTATCATACCAAAGTTGGCAGGTGGGTCTACCTATGTTTGACATTCTCAAAGTAAACCCACCGCCATTTTTTTGTGTACCAAACTGCCTACTTAATGCATCCTTAATGTCGCTTGCTACTTGGTCAATGGTTGTATCAGACATTGTTGTTTTACCTGATACCGCATCTTCCATGTATTGATGCAATGCAAGTTCAGCAGGATGGTTCATTACGCTACCTCGTCTTCCTCTATTTCAATATCAACCAAACTATCTACAACATCAACATCATCTTCATCCATGTTAGCTTTAGCTTTCTTAGCCCATGCATCAGCAATGTATGAGTTATAGTTATCTATCCAAGACATAAAGTCAGCAAACATTGCGTGGTCTTTGTCTGTGATATTGATTGTCTTTGAAACATCAAGCGACACTACAGGAAGGTAAAAGGCATTACCATTAGGTAACTTTCTTTCCTGAGTGTTAGCTGTAATGATGTGTTGCACAGGAAGCCGTTGCATTTTTGCAAGAGAAGTAAAACTTTCTCCTACAGTTTTAAATGCGTCACGGTTGTCAATCTCCCAAATAAATGGCATAGACTTAATATCAGCATTGTCTCCATTAGATGTGACAGCTTCGTTAAGTTCTACAGTGCCAAGCACAACACGAACACGTTTTATCTGCCTGATTAATTCTTGTGTCTTCTCTGGCAGTGCCTTGAAGTCTTTGATATAACCAGCAGGTTTGCCACAATTAAAACCACCATCATTATCCTTGAGGTCCACATTCAAGTCATCATTCATTAGTGTTTTAATGTAGCGATTAGGTGCATCCCCCATGCCACGTACAAAACGTTTGTACATGAAACGCTGTAAAAAAGGACGCATCTTAATTGATGAAGCGTAGTAAGTCTCGCCATCAGGAATCTCTAATTTGTATGTACCACCAGAGACAACTTCCATATTGACCATCTTACCTTTTACTTCTGTTTGCCCCATGATAGGGCTGTGATTGATACGCAAACGAGCAAGTGTACTGGCCTTTTCTTTTTGGCTTGCACTTTCTGATGCGATGCCCATAGCTTTAGCCATAGCTGCGTAGTTATTAGTATCAATCGTAGTTAGTTGTGTCATATATTTACTCCTTATATTTTGAAAGTTTGATAGTTATATCAGCTTACATCTTTCGTGTCAAGCCAATTATTACCTATTTTTGCCTCTAAAAGTAAAGGCACATTAAAATTAACTCCCCACCTCAATGCAATCAAATTAGGTAACTCTTTATTTGTATTACTAATTGCTTCAATGACTGCTTTCTCTTCGTCAGGATGCACATCAATAACTATACTATCATGAACTGTATTTACTATACATGATTTCATATTAGATAGCAACCCCTCAATGTGCATAAGTGCAATCGGTACAATATCAGCAGTAGCAAATGATTGAACGGGGTAGTTTTTTATTTGTGTAAAGTGTGACACCCTGCCACTTGCTTTGCGTTCAACATCAGGAAAAGCAAACTCTCTACCTGACGGTGTTCGTATGACACCTGTATTTAAAGCCTCTTTAGCCAATCTGGTATGCCAAAGCCCAATTCCTTGGTATTTTTCCGTGAAGTGGGTGTAGTATTTTGCTTCGGCAGGTGTGCGTCCGTACCCCGTTGCCCCGTAAAGGGGCGCAAAGGTGTGCGCTTTTGCATCCTGCCTATTCGTAGGCTGACCAGCTTCGGTAATAACTTTAGCGGTGTAACTGTGTACATCAAACCCAGTAGAAACTTCTTCAATTGCAACTCCATCTTGTGATAGGAAAGCGGCTGCCCGAAACTCTAGCTGTGCAAAATCAGCTTCAAGTATCTTACCGCCCTTCCAGCGTGAAACAAATACTTTCTTTACAGGAAACGTGCCACCACGTGGCATGTTCTGCATGTTGGGGTCAGCCCCGGAAAGGCGACCAGTTTGTGTGCGGTGCTGCAGTAAACGTACGTGCAACTTACCATCACTCTTAGTGTATCTACGTATGCCCTCAACAAAAGAGGACAGATACGTATCAACAGCACTCAACCTTCTAACCTTAGACAAAAAGTCTGCAGCATCCGCCATGCCCTTTGTTTTTGCTATATTAGCTAGAGTCTCAAGATTTTCTTTACTTGTACTAAAACCATTTGCACCAGCCCACTTAGCTGATGGTGGCTTAAACTTGAGACCAGCAACCTCGCCTGTGGAATTAAACAGAAACCCTGCAGTATCACAAGTAGTGCAACGATTAGGTCTTGCATATGGTGTGCCATCCTTTTTTATTCTGGTTATGTATCCTGACCCAGAGCAATCTGTACATTGAACCGCTTGAGTTTTATACAGACGCTCTGTGCCATCGGACAGGAGATTGCGGAAGTCATTGTCATCCATGTAAGGGTCAATCGTATTAGCCCAATACGTTTTATCTTTGACCTTACGTGAATAGATAACCCATGACAACTGCTCTGGACTATTCAAGTTGATAGGTGTGTCACCCATCAGATTACGAACATGCTTTTGCAAATCCTTTACTAACTGTTCTCGTTCTTCTTCATACTCTTGTTTTACACTATCTAGTGCATCCTTGTCAACAGTAAATCCTGTTTGGTATATGCGTGACAGTGAGACACAAACCTGATTTGTCAGGGTAACTGTATCATATAACCTACTGTCTTTAGTATTTAGTCTGTACATCAGCTTGTCAGCTAGTTCCTGTGTAGCATGAAGGTCAGCAGATAGGTACTTAGTCAATTCATTGTAAGGTATATCACGTGTGCTATAACCTTTAGCAAAATATTCTTTTAGTGTGCCTTCTTTTTGCGTTTCTAATTCATATCTTTCCGCACATGCCTCTAGTGATAGAGGTTTCTTTTGACCACGCTGTAGTACATACTCAGCAAGCATCGTATCAAATACAGGGCCGTTATACGTAAACCCAGACTCCCACAACCACAGCAGGTCATGTGCTGCATTGTGCATAATTAGTATGGTAGCTTCATCTAAAAACCACTGCACACGCTCATGGTAATCCATTTGATTAGGTTCATCTGCGTGGTCAAATGGGAAGTGTTTTTCTACCCCTTGGTCAGTTAACACACCAACCATAGTCAGTGAGTTTTCAGGCTCAAATGGGTCCATGTGTATCTTACCATCACGTTTAGTGACCGTGTTCTCTACATCTAATACTAATTTCATTATGCTTCGTACCTCGCTGTTTTATATTCTAGTTCACAGTGTACCACACCGTGCCATCCTGTCAACTTATTTTTTACAACATTGAGATGACGTTGTGAGTCCTCTTCTTGCTCCATTCCATTTTCATTTGTCTTGATAGGATTCTTTGCTATCAAAATCATAAGGTCAGCCTCTGCTGCTTTGCCTGTGCGTGAACCCTCCATCATAGATTGATTTAGAAGTATCTTTCCCTCTGCATCTGCCGATAGCTGTGACATATAGAAGACTGCACACTCATGCTCTTTTGCAATCTGACGGGCATGAACAGCATTAGCTTTCAGTGCCTCATCCTGTCTGGCATACCCACCCTTAGCAAACTTATCGCCCATGTCAAGCAGAACAATGTCTGGCTTGTATGTCTTACAGATGGACTCCACCCATGCCATGTCACGACCAGTGGCATCCTTAATCTTAATGCGTTCTTTGACAGGTGCATAGAGGTCACGTGCTTTACTTGGGTCACGTTTAATCTCTTGCATTGTCATGCCTGTAGCGGCTGTCAAATACCTTGCACCCACACGGTGATACCCCTCTTCGTTACATAAGATAATACAGTTTGCACCTTGATGTGCAAATCCACCGGGGCTGGCAATCAAGCTGGCATGAAAGGATGTTTTGCCAGTGTTTGGTCTCGCACCAATCTCAATCAGGTGTCCAGCATTTACCCCCTCCACCTTACGTGTAAGAGGTGGTATGTTGAATGTCCAACGTGCCTCAAGGTCAGCTTTAGATATTAGTGTGTCAAGGTCAATGTCATCCCACTCAACACGTAGGTCAGGTGTAAAGTCATCACTGTATTGCTCAAGCAGATTACGTAGCGGCTCAAGTGTAGCCTTGTCACCATTGACATAATCAAAGCCAAGATTAGCAATGTCTTCTCCAACTACCTGCTGAAACAACTTAGATAATACCTCACCTGCAATGTCACCACCTAATGGTGTCTCCTTCTTGATTTTATGAAAGAGAGCAGAGTAGGCTTGCTTCTGTGCTGTAGTCAAGGTTGGGTTGTTAGACATAAACAATGCTTCAACTTCATCAGGTGTTACGGTACGCTCGTAACGTTGCATAGCAGTGTCAACTGTCTGCTTTATCTTGCGTACATCTTTACTAAAGAGTCTATCTGGACAACGTGCGCCACGATGGTCATCGTAGAACTCCTTGTTCATTAAACTTCTAACTAGCGATAATTCCATTTAGTTCATCTCCTATATCAATTAGATTGTCCATGTCTACTTTGTTACGATACTTTAGGTCATCTGTCAAGCGTAACACCCTGACGTTAGATACGTGACCTCTTAATTCTTTTGCAAAGGCCAATGTCTTTGGTAAGGCATCTGGGTCTAGTGCAATGATTGCTGTTGAGAACTGTGAAAGATACCTCTTGTGTCCTTCTGATAATGAAGTGCCTAACACGGCAACCCCGACAAATTCATCATCACCTACAACTGCGGCACTCACACAGTCCTCAACAACTACAGCTACCTTACCACGACCAAAGGAATAAGGCAAGCTGCTTTTACCGTACCGCTTCCATTTAGGAAGTCTTTTCTGTACGGCACGTCCTGCTGCGTCAACAACCAAACCGTCATGCAGGACAGGGAATACAACACGGTCTTCTTTGACATCATACATCAACCCGTGTGTATCAAAATCTAAACCCCACGTAGCACAGAACCTATTTGTCTGATAGTTAGTATGGTTATGTACTACGTATGGCGGCATTACAAACTTTTCATCTACAAAACTTTCAACATCTCTCATACTGGCACGAATATCATCTGTTGTCAACTGTACACGTGTGCCACCCTTAACACCACAAGATGCTTTGTAACAATTCCATACAAGAGAACCCATGTTATTGGTCACTGTAAATGTTTTGTAACCATTACAACTAGGACAATTCATTCTCTTTGTATGTCCATTAGGTATGTCTATATCACTTATAGTGTTATATATATTATTCATGTATTAATCACTTTCCTTTGCGGCACTTGCTGTACTTGTACCATGATTTTTCCGTTGTGTCAATGCATAATCAGCACTTGTCAGTGTATTTTTTAGATAAGGTGTGACAGATTGTGCATTAGCATGTCCTGTAACCGACATTATCTGTCCAATACCGACACCCGCATCAACCATTTCTGTTGTACCAGTTCTACGTAGGTCAGATAAGCGTAGTTCCTTTGGCAACCCGGCCTCATCCATAATCTCACGTGCATATAACGGTAGTTTTGTCAGTGAATACGGTTGGTATACACCATGTATGGGTCTAGGTCTAGGTGCTACATACTCCTGAAAACCAAAGTCTTCATTTTGTTGTACAAGCATAGCGTGTAACTCGTCACTAATAGGTAAAAATACCTCTGCCCTGCGCTTAGATTGCTCTATATGTGCTGTCTGGTCAACTAAGTTTACATTATCCCATGTAAGCATACGCATATCACCTAGTCGCTGACACCACTCATAGGCCATCTGTGCAATCAAACCTATGTTACGCCACCTAAAATCGCTGTAGGCTACGTCTAAGAACTTTTGCACCTCTTCCCTACCCCAAACTACCTTACGCTTCTCAGCGGCCCGTTTACGGACGATAGCGAAGGGATTGACCATACAAAGTTCCTCACGTACACCGTGATTGAACACGATGCGAGTGACAGAGATGGTGTGATTAGCAAGGTGTATGCCACGTTCACACCATTCGTTGTACGCAGTTTTTGCTATACGTGTTGTAATTTTGTCACACTCAAAGCGGCAAAGGGGTTTACCCTCTGCTTCAGTTGAGAGTAGCACATTTAAAAAATACTTATACTGTGCTTTAGTTTCATCACGTAACTGTTTGAAATCAAAGGAAGAAGTATAATCATGTATTAGCTTTTGAAGTTTCATTATATCCTCTTATATTTTCCTGTTTTTTTATTAAGTTCTTCAAAAATACCTTCTCCTATACGTAAACTAACAGGGTCTATTTTTCTATTTACCTTGTCTAGTAAAGCGTTTATTGCAAGTGAAGGGTCAGGTGCTGAGACAGTACATCTCAGCCACCCTTCCATTCCTCTCATGCCAAACGTAATGCGATACGTTCTGTCTTCTCTCCAACTCATCACGCTGCCACCAGATTTTGAAACAGTGAACTGTCAACCCATTGTGCAACTTTATTCTCTCTGTTGAACATGGTAACTGCCTCCGTATCGTGTCCTGTGTTACGTATTGAGAAACCATTACGCTCATCTGCGTATGTAGCATAGTTTGTAAAGGCTGAGTACAGTGCGAACTTGTTACGTCCACGTATGCCAACCTCTTGATTGTACAAGGTAAACATTTTATCTGCGGCACGGTCAGACTTCATTAGCTTTTCCAAGAAAGCCCGGACATCTACTGTCATAAGGCTTGTCTCTGCCCAGCGTTGTAGCTGTTCAGTCTGCCTGTAGAAATCCTGACGTGAGTTACGCAGGTCACTAATGAATCTGTCCATAGTAAAATTGGATGTATTCTTTCTACGCACTTTGTCATGCTCACCTCGTATCATGCCGTTTGTGCAGAAGAAATCAATAGCCCCAAAGAATACTTGATTAGAGCAACTACCGTCAATACCATGTAGTGCAATGATACGTTGAGATACTACAGTCTCATGTCTATCTGTCGTAATCTTAGCTATGGTGTTAGGTAATTGGATGTCCATCAATGCCCACGCATTCTGCCTTGCACGTTTCCATGACACTTTAGCATCCTGTAGTTCCCAACTAGATAGCGTCTCAGTCATAGTGTCTTGTACACCATGAAAGAAATCTTTGTGTGAGGCACAGTTGAATGTGTCACCTACAACACCAATATATTCTCCGGTATCACCGTTGATAACATACTTTTTGTCACGCACCTTGGTTGGTTCAAAGTACACATCAAACCCAAGTTTTTCAGGCACTTGGTTCATAAGGTTGTTTACATAATCTAATGGCATATCTATTCTCCTTTCGTTGCCGTTAACTGATACTATCATATATAGCAAAACAAACACAGATTGTCAAGTAAATATATACATATTCTACTAAAGCCATGTTAATATTACCGCCCATATAATTACTTCTATAATCTCAATCATCTATACACTCCTTTTTACCTGCACAATCTGTGGGATAGCATTGAATTAATACTTTGTAATATTCATTGTTACTTTCATGACTCCACATCTCTTCGTGTGCAAAAAACTCACATTGCTCTTGATTAAAGGTGTGTCTAAAAATAGATTGATTGCCAACAAACTCCCACTCCACACCTGTATGTCCCCACATACTTATGACTAGGGCAAACTCTTTCATCCCATTATCCTTTCTATAATCCCAACTATGGCTACATAGAACATGTAACCAAATGCTGACCAGATTACAATGAACCCAACAATGCTTGGGTCACAGTAGCCGTAGTCATCTTTTAATCCTAGCTTTCTCAATAGTTTATCCATCGTGACTCTCTCTTAACAGTTCCATTACGTCACGGGTAGCGAGTTCTATTAATTCAAAGACTTCTTCAAAAGCCCAGTGTTCAAACGGATGCCATGTGTAATCAGAAAAGAACTTCTTTAACTTTTCATCAGACCAACTTGACCAATCATCTGGCAGATGTTCTGTTAAAAAATTACCAGACATTCTAGCAAATACTTTGTCTCTATTCATTATCTTCTTTCTCCTTTAGTTTTCTCTTGCCATCCTGCCACCACTGAATCCGTGCCTTGATAGCCTCTTCTTCGCAAGGGCCGCAGGTATGTATTAGTCTGCCACGTTCATCGTATGTGCAGTCTTTGCACTTACTCATGCTCTCCACCTGCACCCCGACCTAGTCCACCAAAATATTGCGGCCTACGCTTGGCTGTCTCAAACACACCTGCTGTGATAAATACGCCAGCTATTAGCAGTGCATGGATAGCGGCACTGATACCAAACGCAACAATGCTACCCAGATACATACTGAATATAATGCACCACATCCATGCCAACACTTGCATAATCATGTGCCGTGTATTTATGTCAGGTATGTTACGCAATGGGTTGTGTTTACTGTCCATGATTAGTTTGTATAAGTTAGTCATCTTCATTCTCCTCTGTCAATGTCCAGCTATGGCGGCAGTTAGTCTGCCAGTTATCATTAATCCAATCACACTCGTAGACTGTGCAGACAATCTCATTGTCATCTTCATCACGCCAAATGTTTAGGTCAAACATTCTGTCACCTATTTGGTATCCATACCAGAGGTCATCTTCTTTATCTTGCATAAACTCCTGCAAAAATCCAGCTTTGTAATGGGCAATTAGCATATTGCGTTCATAGTCAGATAACACTAGGTTAAAACCGCTGTCATAGTTGTCAGTCATCGTCTCTCTCCTTACACTTTATCTCATTGTTACACACATAACATACCAGCTTGTGTGCATACATCAGCCATTCTTTGGGTATGTGCATCACGTTTTTGCAGTGTTGGCATACGTGCTTAATCATGGTGATTGTCCATGTACCATTGCTTGTACGTCTTGTATGCTAACAGTTTGTATGCATACAGGTCTGCAAACTCCCAATCTGCAATCGGGTCAATCCCACCGTATTCAAATATTGTTTCTATTTCACTCTCAATCATCACCATCAAGGCGTTGGCCTGTTCTGGTGCTAGTTCAAGTGGCTTTGTTTTTTTCTTAGTCATCTGTCATCTCCCATATATTCTCTAAAGTCCAATCGTGTCCATAATCAACTTGAACCCACTCACTCATGTCATCCGTTTCCTTCGCTATAGCCCAAGCTGTATCCTCATCAGCCGCCTCAACGATTAGTTCATAGCCTATATCCATTGTGGCTGTTACTTTGTATTTAGGCATCTTCATTCTCCTTTATTCTAGGTATAGTACCCTCATCAACAGGCATACCTATGTTCTCTACTGGGTAGTATACATCTACAGCACTGCCACAATTCGGGCAGGATAAATTCGTAACCATGCAGTAATCAGAATCCTCGTGTGATATGTCATGGTCTCCGCCCCATATCAATTGGGTATTACAGTGCCAGCAATTCATTTGTCTCTCCATCCTATGTATAGCATTATAAGTATGCCTGTTATATATGTCAACACTAACGCCTGATTAAATATCTCTGCACCTGTCATCATCATCATTCTCCTCATCAACCAAAAAATGCACGACAAAAAGACCTTCTGCGTCTCTGCCGTATTCTGCATATATTTTGTTTTTCTCTATAAAACTTGTTACGAGTTGCTCAACTTTAGAGCGAGGCAGTATTTTATATTCACTCATCAGTTGTTTTGCCATCATCATTCTCCTGTTCAAATAATTCATGCGGTATTCTGTCCCATTCATTCCGACTCATGCGGAACTTGATAAGTTCAATGGGTATGCAAACTCGCACCCACTTTCTGCCTACCACAGCCCACACAAGTCGAGTGCCAGAACGAGGCCACTTAACATTGTACAAGTCTACCCTGTACAGTTCTGCATTTTGCCAAGTGGCCTCTGTTGGTTTAGGTGTTTTCATTCTTTTTTGTCATGCTGTCGAGATGCTCTTTGATTTTCTCGACATGCATCCACGCCTCCTGAAAATGCCACTTGTGCTTACGCACCTGTTTCATGTCCAGTGTCTTGCGCTTTTCTATCTTTCTCTCTGAGTTTATTGCGGTCATGCTTTTCCTTTCTTTTTTTGTTAGGCACTACTTGTGTGCGTCTCCTCGAAGATAACATAGCCTTGGCTACTGGATTAACCTTTGAGAACCGCACGGATACCTGCCCCCACTATTAGCACACCGAATGTGTACGCTACTAGTGGCACTATACCTGCTGACCAATAGATATCATGACCAGATAAATATGTCAACACACTGCCTAAAGTCAGGCATGTTAAAGTTAAAAATTTTGGCATCATCATTTTACTTTCTCCACTAAATATTTAGACAATTCTTCAACAGTCAAGTAACCTACAGGCTGTTCCTCTCCGGCTACCCATATCTCACAGGTCTGTCCACTTCTGCCCATAGTGCCTTCACCTTGCACTATAGATACTGTTCTACCATCTTCGGTAGTCAGCAATATTTGATTGTGTTTTTTGTCCATGTTACATTCTCCCTATTTAGAAAAATCAACTGTCCACGGTGTTACAGTCTCAGCAGTTTTTACCGCCTCATCCCATGTATTGTGAGCGGAATAGTGGCCTTTGCCTAGTGGTGTAACCTTTTCTACATACAAAGTCCAGCACCCGATGGATTTATTTATCACCACATATTCTTGTGAGTTAGTGCCTACATAGGTATTGCGTGTCTCTGGCATTAATTCAAAGTTAGCTATAGTCATGAATAATTCTCCCATCTTTTTTGTGCTAGTTCTACTGCGGCTGCATGTAAATTTTGTTCATCTGGATAATTTGGTTTTAATTCTTCATACGCCTCATCATATAGCCGTTCAAGTATCATTTCATTATAATAATTGCTCATAGATTATTCTCCTATCCAATTTTTAGCGGCATTTATTATCCTCTGTGAGTATTTTATAGCATACCCAGTGCCAGCTTGCAAGTCCTCTTTTGATATGAGGTGTTTATGCATATGCTCCACACTATCCCAGTTATCCAATAGACGCTTGGCTAGTCTGTCAAAATCCTCATCTGTCAATACCTGCCTGTCCTCTTTGTAGTACAGGTAACTAGACATCAGATAAAATGGCACTAGCCTGTTGATATTTAATGTTTCTATATTCATTTACTTAATCCCATGCATCCTACGCCATGCTACCCATGTCACGGCTTGCAATTCATAAGACTTCGGCCTCTTGTTTTGGTAGCGTAGCCTCTTGGTAGCCTCTAAATATGCCTCTTGTAACTCCGCATATTCTTTGACACCTACGCTAGTCTTAGCGTCTGTAAGGTTTACCCGTTCTGCATAGGCTATGTTTCTTGCGTGTCCGTCTATGGTGCAAGTGTCCTCACCCATAATATTCTCATAGAAACAGGTAATCTTTTTGCCTGACAATAACACTTTGACGGTATCATAATCCGGCATTGCATCTAATATGCCCCACGCTTTCTGCTTCATTTTGTGATATGTAGACACTTTGAAACTGTCTATATCATCTCCGTTCAAATATGCCGCTAGCATATCCCTTGCATTGCGGATATTTATATCCCATTTGTTGTTTGGCGATAATGCCGCCACTACGCCAGCACATATATGAACTGGCATATCATAGTCAATAGCCATCTGCTGACACTCTTTGTGAGCGTCCAGATACCACACGATGCCATCACGCTTTTCTTGTGGCGTGGATAGCTTCCAGATGGATATGATGTTTGAAATCATCTCATCCATAGATAGTTTTGTAGCCATAACTGGCCTCCTTTGGTCGTTGTTATATACACAAGGCACAACCCACTATATGTGGATTGCACCTGTAGTGTCAAGCGGTTTTACGTCCAGATGGCTGATTAGCCAATTGGATAATTGAATCCACTTTGAAAACACCCATGTCTATTTCATGGGGACGCTTCGACAAGTCCTTGTCAACAGCAGTTAACAACAGGTCAAAAGTACAAATAGAGTGAGACAATATACGCCCACCATATTCTGACTTTAGCTTACGTGCCGCTTCACGGCTTGCTTTGTATAACCTAGTTTTAGACAAGTCTTGTTTCATAACCTTGTTATACTTTTTAGCCACCCGTGAAAACTTGCGCTGGTTGGCTTCGGACAAATTCTGTCCAGTTAAACCTGTTGACTGTTTCCAATAAGACACTGTGAAAGATACATTAGCCATTTATAAATCTCCTGTTTGGTTGTTGGCTGTTATAGGCAGATTATGCCTTGTGTATACAACAATGTCAAGAGGGGCAGTGCTTAACTGTCAAAAGACTAGCGCAATCGCCCCTCTTGTATGTTTAAACCCACGCAAGCACCTTGTCCGGATTAGATGTGTTCAATCAGCGAAAAATGCCAAGTCATTAGTCAGGCTTCAATCCCAAGTCTAAACATTACTTGCGTTCCATTTGTAGATTAGATGTGGCTTGCGTGTACCGTCTTACAGTCACATGGGC